AAATTAGCTCTCCATTTAACGAAGTTTAGTGATAATGTAATAGCTGGTGATTTCTCTAATTATGATGGTTCCCTATCTGCTCAGGTGTTGAAATTGGTACTTGATTTGGTCAACGAATGGTATGATGACGAATTTTCTAATCATAGATCTTTGATCTTTGAAGAAATTTGTCATTCTATCCATATCAATGGCTCTAATCTTTATCAATGGACTCACTCTCAGCCTTCTGGTAACCCCTTTACTGCTGTCCTTAATTCTATTGCTAATATGATTTATAACCGTGTTTGTTTTTATGCTTTAACTGAAAATACCCCATTAGCTGGTCAAAATTTTGAATCTTATGTTAGTATGATTGCTTATGGTGATGATAATATTCTAGGTGTCCATCCTGATGCTCATGAATATTTTAATTGTGCTAGTTTAACTCGTGCTATGTCAAAATTTGGTATGACGTACACTGATGAGAAAAAGACTGGAATGATCAATGATTTTAGACGTCTTGATCAAGTCAGTTTTTTGAAACGTTCTTTTGTTTTGCGTAACGCTCTCTGGCGTGCTCCTCTCGAATTAGAAGTTATATTGGAATCTCTTAATTGGATTCGTGGTCCCAATAATGATAAATTGTCTCTGGAACAAAATTTACAGACTCAATTGGAAAATTTAGCTTGTCATGGTCCTGAAATTTTTAACCAATGGATTGTAACGATTGAAAAAGCTGTACAATCTGTTAATTTGCAATTTCCTTTTAACACTTATGAAGGTTATGAGGAATTGCTCTTATGTCGCTATTTCGCCTTATGAAACTTGGAATGGTCCGTCTTATCTTATAGCTGTCCCTTAAGACTTTCGCGAATCCAAGTAGGAATTAATACTTCTTGTAACTTGTTCCTAGTGGAGAATTATTTAATTCTATTGACTAATGTTTGCCACTCTAAATATAGGATATTAGTCCAGCTCATCCGTAACTTGTTAGTTAACCATGTTATTTCCGATGTAAAATTTTGCTTAACTGCCGCCTTACTTACTACTATTGGTTCTGCCGTTGCAGAAAACTTGATCCAAACTGGTATTGAAAACTTGACCACCACTGTCTCCGGACTTGCTCTTGGCAGTGATGATGAACAAAACAGAACGGCTGAAGTACTTCCTCCGCGGGGTTCAACACAAATGGTTCAGAAAGAACAAGTAACCACATTCAAAGACGATAATGTCATATCCTCTTTTCAAATGTCTGGTTCTCTTTCTACTGTTTCTAATAACCTCACGAAAACCGAAGTAAATAATTTAGCTTCTCTGTTGGCTCGGCCTCAGATCGTTGCGACTGGCGAAGTTAATTCAGGCTTTCTAGAGCTACCACTAACACCTACTATTCAACAGGATGTTACTGGTTTAGCTCTGGCTCGTCTTGAGTTTCCTGATGCTTTGTTTGCTGCACCTCTTATACAATCAAAATTAGATTACTTTTCCTTCTTTAAAGCTTCTATTTGTATGAAAGCTGTATTTAACGCTCCTCCCTTTGTCCAAGGAAAGATCTTAGCAGTTGCTCGTCCTTTCTATCGTGATACTAACCTTGATTTTGCTCGCAATAGCGTTGCTGGTCTTACAGGTTTTCCTCACGTGGAGATAGATTTAGCTTCTGGTAATTCTGGACAAATTAAGATGCCATTCTGCGCTCCTTTTCATGCTTGGGATTTAGTCAACTATGCAAATACAGACACTAGTACCTTCACTTATTTCCTCTATGTTTTAAATGAAGTTACTACTGCTGTTTTGCCTGTTGCTATTCCCTACACTATCTATGCGTGGTTTGAAGATGTAGAATTAACTGTGCCCACTCCTCAACGTGCTAGTTTAACTTCTTCTTCTTTTGTATCTTCTCCTACAAGTAAATTTAGACAACGTTTACCATTGCCTCAAGCGCAAGTTTTAGACAATGATTTACCTCCACACCAAATATTTGCTAATCTCCCGGCTGCTGGCTTTACAAACTCAGCTGGAGCAGATACAGGTGTAAGTCTTTCTTTACAACCCAGTGAGATGGTTCCTTCTCATGACATCATTACTTCTCAGGATGAGATGGATTTGAAGTATGTGTGTATGCGTGAATCCATGTTGGATAGATTTCTCTTTTCGACTACTGATGACGTATTTGCACAAATATTTCAAACTTCCGTTTCTCCAAATGTTTGTCAACATCTCCCTGGTCCAAACGCAGATGTGTTTTACCCTACGGTTTTAGCATATACTTCTTCTATGTTTGCTTTTTGGCGTGGTACTATTCGTTATCGAGTTAGTGTCGCAAAAACTGCTTATCATTCTGGAAGGCTGCGTTTGTCCTTTATTCCTGTTGTGAAAACTTTTGTTGTCCCTACAGGAACTGAACTATCTAATGCCTATTCTGTAATATGGGATCTTCGTGAATCCTCCGATATTACTATTGATATACCCTTTGTATATCCATTAGATATGGCTCCTATTTCTGGTCTTACTGGTATTGATTCTGTTCAACCTGAATTATCTACTGGTTTCTTCGAAATTACTGTTCTAAATCCTCTTCGTGCTTCTGAAACCGTTGCGCAGCAAGTTTCTTGTAATGTTTGGGTTTCTTCTCCCGACATGTGTTTTGCTGTTTCGCGACGTGTTCCTGGTATTCGCCCTTATCTCTCTGGTGATGTCCCGACTTTATTAAACGTAGATGTTAATTTTCCTACAACTCGTGCTCTAAATTTCAATGAGAATAGTTTTGAATTATCTTGGGATATTGACAATTCTGTTGCTCCGTCACTTCCTATAGAGAATCAAGATTATATTGTTGAGTTTTCTCCTGCAATTTCGTTTAATCTTAGAACTACATTAGGTAATAGCCCCATCGTCCGTTCCGTTCTTAAAGCTCGAACCCTCCCTGGAAATGATTTTGCTATCTATTCCACTACTATACTACAATCAGAAATAGTTAGTGGTGGTGCTGTCAATGAACCTGTAACTGCTGATAATCTTCAAGCTTTAGGTGTTGTATCCGCAACCTATAGTTTTGGAAATATTCAAGCGCAAGTTCTTGGCGATGTAGCCGAATCAAATTCAACAACTGAAGCAGTGCATTCTATGGAATTCATGCCTATGATTTCATCTCCTATGCCGAATATGGTCACTAGTGAACTAATTACAAACTTTAAAGATATCGCAAAACGACACACTTTGACGTTTGAGTTTGCTGGTGGTGAATTATTCTATCCCAACTACTTCAAAAATGTTATTCCTAATGGACAAGAGGCACAAATTAGCCTATTAGAGTTTATATCTCAACTTTACGTCATGAACTATGGTTCTCAAAGTTTCAAGATGTTTAGTACAGATATAAATTCTCCTCTTGTCGTATCCCAAACAATTAATGGTATTGTTGCCGCTCCTCCCTCTTCTTTAACTTCCATTAATGTAAATTCTGATATGCTTTCTGCTGTTCATTCTTCCTTAAATAATTTTCTAGAATTTCGTACACCTCATTTCTCTAATTCTGTTCATCGTGTTAATTCTCTTAAAATTACTGAAGACCTGTACGCCCCTGCGATTTCTGTAGCTGGTGGAACTACTGTAAATTATTTACTTAGAGCCGCTGGTGAAGATTTTTCTTTTGGCGTATTGGTTGGAGCTCCTGCTGTGGTGTTTATCAATGACAACTTACCTCAAACTGTTATTGATTTCTCTACAGCAACTAACTTAATATATAATAGTAGTACAAGATTTCTTACTTTTACAATTCCTAATGTAAATGTCCCAAATGGTTCTTACCGTTTTTATCTTGCTACCGACCTTATATTTGATTATGTAACGCTTACTGGGTCAAATCCTGTCATTCGATCCTCGATTAACGGTTCTATCAATGTGTTGGAAAATGTTTTCTCAACAACAATACTTAGTTCAGAAATTGTTAATCCGGGAGCCCTTGATGCTGCTGCGACCCTTGCTTCTATTCAAGCTAATGCTTTAATAGTTGCTGGTTATACATCAATCTAGTTATGTACCCACTGAAGTTTTTCTCCGTTCGACGGTTTCTTCAGATTCCTTAAATCCTGATAAAATTTAACTTAACTTTCATTATTGAATAATTTGGTAATATTTGTAGTATTATTAAATCTATTTTAAATTAAGGTAGTGTTCAAAGCCCACTTAGCTTGGAGTATTTTAACTTAAACTCTGTTTAATTAACATCCCCCAAATTAGGTCTTTTCTGAAAAAAAAAAAAACGGG